CATATACCTCTGAGCTTTCTCAGGAGGATGGTGCTGGACGCTATCGAAATCATTTTGGATAACTTTAGGGTCGAAGATAAGCTTGTGTTGGTTCATTACAGGCTCTAAGGTGTCGATGATACGGAGTTCCTTCTGCTTACTGTGTCGTACCTCCTCCGTCGTGCAAGGATATATCCTCTTTAAGACAGGCTTAAGTAGCTCAGTAAACATACCGTCACCAAAGTTGCTCTCAATGAGGATCATGTTGACCTTATGTGTCTTACCTACGTTAGCGAGGGCTTCTAGTGTCGGTAGGCTGTAGCCACCGGAGATACCAGCACACTCAGAGACATATAAGTATCCATTAAGCATCTTAACAACAGCGTAGGCTGTCTCATCCTGACCTCTACCAGAGGGGTCAATGACGAGTACCGAACCATCGTAGTCAACGTAGCTCCCTATCGTCGCTTCTGGGGCGTAGTATTTGTCACCCGCTAGTCCGACATTAGGTAGGTCGCTAACTGGCTTCATAACGCCATACACGAGCTTCTCTGGTGCTTTGTCGTTGTCTACTGACATGACCATTAGATCAGAAAGCTTCAATGGGTAACGATCCTGATCCGCAAGGCTAGTGTCGAGCATGAACTGTAATGCAAACCCGGAGCGACCATAAGATAGCTCACGTTCTAGTAAGTCATCCAAGTCAAATCGCTTAGGATCTACTGGATTGCCTTCTAAGCCCTTTTCGCCTTGGTGCATATCATCCCATATCATTGGAGCTAAACGCGCTCCGTAGGCTTTCTCGGCCTTCTCAACGCTAGGGTAACGTGCAGGCCAGACTCTCATCTGGTAACCACGCTCTGTGAGTGTATTATAAAGACTCATCTCGCACTGTGGGGTTCCTAAGTATAGGATTTTACCCTCTGGCTTGAGTACAGCGTCAAACTCCTTAACAGCTTCCCCTAGTTTCTCGCGCATCATTTGTGTCATCGAGTTGTTTGGTACTTCGATGTCGTCTGCAATGATGATGTCTGCACGACTGCCTGTTAGCTGTCCGGTAATACCGACGGATTTAACCGAAGGACTACCAGACGCTAATGCAGGTCTTACGTCAAACGCGATCTTACTCCACCTTTGCTCACTTGTAGCTATGAGATGTTGGCATATTGGGAGTTCTAGGATCAGACGTTGTGTGAATGTCGAAAAATCGTCAGCCCTCTGTTTCGAGGCCGACACTACCATGAACTTCTTCTGGGGGTCGAGTAGAAGTTGGTGTACGACGAATGCTGCTGTGATGTATGACTTACCCACACCTCGGAACGCCTCGATGATTGCTCGTCGAGGACAGTTCTGGATGTACTCCGCCATATCATATTGTACTGGAGTAGGATCAGGCAAGTTAAGGTGCTTCCAAACAATATACATAAAGTTTCGGAAGTCGTGTAACTGCTCTGGTACTTTTTCCATTACTTATCCCTTCCATTTTACACGATTAGCCCAATAAGCTGCGGATGATTTACCTTTAGCTATGTTTCTACCGTGTCTGTCTCTAAAGGCTTGCCGCTGCTTTGCGCTTTGATTGGTCTTTGCACCCTGTTCGCCGAAGCGAATGATCTTATCTTTACCGTTCACTTTGGTCTTAACGATGTGAGACTTCGTAGAATGTCCGGGGGTGCGTTTGGGTTGGTCAATTTTTAGGTCGTCAAACTTACCCATGTCACTTCTCCTTCTTCTTGAAACCTATCTTCATGTTTGCGTAGGCTTTCTTTGAGATCGTAGACTTGCTCTTAGGTCGGCTTGTGCCTTTCTTCTTTCTAGCGTTAATGTTTGCGTATAGTCCGGGTTTAGCCATTTCTACCTCTGTTTCTCTTCTTACTTTGGATACGTAAGTTACTTGTTGAGTTATTATGTGGGTTGCGATCCTTGTGATCTACATCCTTACCTGCGACAGCCGCTGCTCCCCTAGCCTTCTTAATCTTCAGTCTGGCTTGGTTACGCTTAGACCGTCTTGCGATCTGCTCTGGCTTCCCTTGGTACTCTCTATATTCTTTCTTATAGTTTCTACTCAATGGGATGCCTCCGGTGCGAAGGGTAAGGCTTCTAGCAAGTTACCCATAGGGGACTCTGTAGTGACCACATCGTGAACAGCTCCGTTGTCCTTTAGGAACTTAGTTGCTACTGACAGTTCTGCCGAAGTAGCTTCACCTGATCTAACTCTCGCTAGTAGTTCTTTTGCTACACTGTCGTGTAACGAGTCTAAAATATCTTTATCCATGATTTATCCTTTCATTACTTTTGCAATCTTCTCACCACTACGTCCTACGACATAGCCGCCTAAGCCTAACTGTAGTAAAGCCCACGCCTCATCACGCAGTGGCGTTGCGAGGAACCCTAAAGAGTCCCCCACAGCCAGTGCAAGAAAGGTTAACATTGTGATGGGTCGCCAAGCAGCTACAATAAAATGCTCGCTCTTAGCTTCCGCAGTTACGATAGCCTGCTGTCCTTTGACCATTTCTTTTTCATAGTCGAAGACACGCTGCATGGAGGCAGCTTGGACATCGAGTAGATGCCCTTTTGCCTTTAAACGCTCTTCATCACTTGTGTGGAGACTGTCTACTAGCTCGGCAGCAGGTTTAAAGATACCTGCAATCAAATCAGTTACACCTAACATATTATACTCCTAGCAATTTGAATAGGTTTCCTAACCCCATGCCCTGCCCGGCAATAACCAAGGCAGCACCTACTGCTATCCATTTAATTTGCATCAATGATTTATTAATGTTGTTTAGTTCTTGTTTAAGATCAGCTGTTTGTTCGTTTAGCCGGGTGAGTTGTTCTGAATGAGAATCAACACGCCATTCTAAGCGGTCAAGTCTTGGTTTAAAGTCTTCCATTGGTTAAGTCCTTTTATACGTCGGAAAGGCGAATAAAGGTTGCACCTGTCTGTTGTTCACCTGTGCTTCCTTTAGTGCTGTTCGCTGAGTGTGTGTTACTCACGGTAAAGCGTACTTTATGGGTTGAAGTGTTATTAACTACAACCAAGGCGTTACAAAATCCAGAACGATGGTCGCCGCCACTGCCACCCATTTGATGTCGTGATACTCTATTAAAGCTGCTACCATCGGTACATCCCTCAATATCAAACGTGGTATAACCATCTGCTTGGTCGAATTGGTGGATAAATTGGTAAGTCACTAAGTAAACACCTGTTGAGGGGAAAGTAAAGACACCAGAACTTTCCGTCACGCCTGTGCCATGTACACCAAACATATCGTCATTTCTTTCCCAACTTCCGCTAAGAGGTACTTGATTACCTGTAAATTCGGTTATTATTCTCCACTGATCTGCTTCTTTAATACCACCAGAACTAACACCTTTTTTACCGCCTAAAGCCCATATACGGTTTTGTCTGTAGTTCTGGTCACCGGAAGCAATAATTACTGAAAGGTAAGGCACTCCACTTTGCCATGTCCAACCAGCACCTTGAAATTCGTACTTAGTTCCAGCACCATCACCATCTGCTTCTGTTTCACCGACAACAAAATCGGTGTATTCTTTTACTAAGGTTCCTGTAAGAGTGTATACGTATACTCTTAGCTGGTTTGATGTGGCAGAATCACTCGGATCAACATTACCTGTAAATATATAAAGATAAGTACCGTCACTCGCCATACCTTGTAAAGGCTGCGATGTAGTGTTTAGTGTGAAAGTCCAATTATATATAGCCGTGTCAGACACGTCAAAGGGTGCGCTGCCTTGATAATTATCAATAGTTTGAAGAGGGAATACTTTAATTCTATTTGTATTGCTTCCGCTATACTCTGTAATAAGATACCGGCTATCAAGAGAGACACAAGTAGTCGCAGAACCAGTTGAGGTTCCATTTATTTCTGTAGAATTAAACACTTGGTACTGCACTTCACTTGCTATGTTTAAATCAGTGCCTGAACCGTCAGTTATTTTAAACTTTCTGATATACCTTGCTTGGTTTGATACACGAGCATTCGCCCCTGTCCAGAACCAGCGATTGCCGTTTTTGTCCCACGATACAGCTAACTGCTGTTTACCTAATGTGGTTGAAGGTGTGTCTAGGTGGTGCGTAGATGTTTGTACAACTGCGCCGTTGCCATCAAACTTGTTAATTACATTTGTATCGTCTAGGGGGGTGTTTGTAGAGTGTATTGTATATAACTCTCCAGTGTAAGGGTCGCTTGCGAAACCCTGACAAACATTATCACCGTCGTGCGATCCTATTTCACCGCCAGTACCATTCAGATCAAGCTTGTGTTTTAGTAAGGCTGCTGAAGTTGCGTTTAGTACGGATAGAGAATCACTCCCTGCCGTTGGTTCGGGAAGATTGTCTGCTAAAGCTCTTGCTTTTGTCATTGTATAACTCCTATGTGGTGATAACTTCTAAGATGTCTGAGGAAGAGATATTTTCTACGTATATCCGATCAGGGTTAGTATCCGCTCGGTAGTAGTAATCACCTACAGTAGATCCTGTTCCGGTTAAGCCTATGTTACCAATAGTGGATGCAGGTAAAAGCCGAACACCGTTTAGATACACCTCAGCTTGCGGAGTAAATAAACTAGAAGATACATATGATTTACTTCCACTGTGTGCGATCATATCTGCTAAGACAAATCTATTAGATGTTCTTATTGGAGCTGCGTATACCCAAGCTGTTCCGTTATATACTTTAAGTACATTAGGTGCGGAGGAGGTATCATACCAGAGAGACCCCGCTACCGCTGTACTAGGCTCCGTCGCAGAGCTAACGTAGAATGAAGAACCATTGAGGTTTGTCTCTGAAGACACATCAATTGCTTCCTGTGCCATGTAAAACAACTGTAATGCGTCTTGATCGAGGGCATCTGCCGTTAGGAGAGCTGCGTCGTTAAAATCTGTAAGCCTAGCACCTTGGCTAGAGTTACGTGTTATTCTAATTTTAACGCCATCAGCAGGTAGGTAGGAAGACGTGAAACTTAAACTTGTACCAGTTAAGGTATATGCCGAGGCTGCTTGAGTCACACCATCGAGTGTAACTGAAATGTCCAAGTACCCCCTACCATCAAGGTAGGGAGGGACTGTAAAGGTACTGCTCGTGGTAACGGAGGAAGCAGTGTATTCCGTATATGAATATGCCATTAATTTTTCCTGTGTTTTAATTTAAAGGGTTGTTGCCACGATTAGTGGAGTAACCAAGACCTAATTGGTCTTCAAAGAAGTTTTGATCCTGTACCTGATTCCATAATTGCTTGTTTTGTAGAATCACATTATCTAAAGCTCTGTTACGTGCGTCAGTGATTACCTTTTTAGTTTCTGTCACTCTTCTTCCGTGTGTACTAGAGTTTAGAGGACTACCTAAAGGTAATTGGTCAGCATCAGCATAGAAGATAACATTAGCAATTGTTACATCGCTGGTGCGAGCCATCTCTTGCATCATCGCATCGAACAGGGACATACTACGTCCGTCGTACTCGACTTGAATAGTACGCAAGTCTTTATCACCGAAACGTGAGTCACGGACTTTCTGTCTGGTGAAATTACCAAAGCCTTGTCCTTCCAACTGAGCAAGAAAATCATTAGCCTTCATGTGGTCGTCACTACGCCCTTGTATCAAGTCTTCAGGATAAGCTGCACCGAACCCAGTGATCTGAGTGTACGCTGCTTCTCTTTCCATGACATGACCAAAGGTGTCATAACGTCTAGGCAAACCAACCCAGTTAGGGTCAATTTTTTGCATAATCTTCTGAACCTTAGTCTTACCCTGTACGATTTCAGTTGCCCCAGATGCTTCCTGTATTTTAGAAATTGAACTAGGAATCATTGCTGTCGCTTTCTTAAGTGCAAAATCAGTAAGGACATCAAATGCCTTTTCCTGATCCTCACCACTTTCTGAGAGATAACCAGTTGCTTTAACACCTGTAGAAACTGCATCAGTAATACCCTGCGTTAGTGCTGAGTCTCTAATTGCTGAGATAGCAGTAGCAAATGCAATACCTAAAGCGGAGGAAACTTCGTCAGGCAATAAGCCATCATCTTTTACTCCATCCATGTTTAGTTTTTCTTGGTGGTCTAAGTAACCTTGCAAAGTGTTAGTAACGATTGTTGCCGGGATACGTAGTGGCTCCCAACGTGCAAACGATACTTCCTTACCGCCTTCAAAGAAGAAGGGGTCTTTTAT